CGTTGATTAGCGTTGCTAGGCTTAAGGATGTCCGAATGTGTCAGAGCGGGGACGATGTTACGATGGATCGCGAGCCAGAGTGGCGTGGCCATGGACTTCACGACCAAAGTAGAGCAAATGTCGGGCTCACGTGGAAGATGGAAGAGAGGACGCAACGACAAAATGGCGTCACATTCATTAGTCGCGCAGTGTTACCACATCGTACTGTTGTGTACAAGGCATTGCGCACCATTTTGAAGTATGCCCATCGTAAACGGAATCAAATACAACACGCTGGCATTGCCGCGGATGCCCAGCGCATCGAAGCTTTAGCAGCTCGTCATGGCCTTCAGGCCTACTGTGAGGCGAGATGTCAAGTATGGGGTGGCGACCCGGTGGTTGTTTTTGATCTTTGGACGCGAGCCCTGGCTGTGGCGAGAGCAGGGTTTTCCACGTTGCCTGACTCTTTGCGTTCCGAGGAGCCACGACAATACACTGTGCGCGAGAGAAATGGTGGTTGCTTCGGTTACGCATTGGCGAATTGCGTGAGGACGAATGTCGCAGCGATAAACGCGATAGCCTCCTTTCGAGGGCCAGTGAATCAGACGCTGGCGTTGAAAGTTTGTCGGGAAAACAAGGTCCCTATTATCATAATGAATGAATGCTTTGCGCAACGATCTCGCAAGCGATTGATTGACCAGATGGATAAGCGAAGGATCTCCCGCTCATTTGTGGTCGTGTATGAAGATCATGCCGTGGCTGTGGTACCGAACACAATCACCTTGCATGGGGCCTTCGGGAAACGCACCATCACGTGGAAGAGCACGTATTCGAAGGATGTGGAGATAACAGACTTTGAATGAGGATTGGTGATGGGTTCGCATGTCGCACCGACGTTCATTAACTCTAACTATCGAGTAAAAATTTAGTCGTCTTATTGTACGAGACCAAATACACAGCCTCTGAGTAGGAGCGTAGCGAAGCCAACGGAACATCGAGAGATAAGTTGCGCAGCTTGAGCAGCACTACGCTAGTCCAAAAACCAACCGATAAGGTCACTCAAGCTTTTCTATAGGTTAGTCGCTATGCGGCAAGACATGGTCGGCCAATCGGAAGTAATTCCCACTGGCATCGCGAAGTTGGAAATTCAATGAGGCGAGGCGACAATCTTTCCAAACCTCTTTTCTGGAAAGTTGTTCGGCCCGAGAGGACGGATGCGCATGTCGGTCTATTATCGGCTTTCAATAGCGATAGGCTTAAGGAGCAAACACCCCACTTATATGTTGGTTTGGTACCCAACACGCGAACTCCATCGCGAGTGGACAGCTCACTATAACTCAACCCCAATGGAATGTCTGAAACAAGCATAGCTCACGTGATACAGAACATTTTGGAACAGTGTGATCGAACAGTCATATCCATTGGCCCGGTTGAAGGTCATTTCTTGTCGACCAAACAATTCGCAGTTCTCGAGGAGTGTGTTGATGACTTGTTGAAGTTGGGACAGGAACTTGATACACCGTCGTCTAGTGCTGTTACGCAGCCTAGTTCTGAGGAAGGCGCTGTGCGCGCTCGACGCCTTCAGTTGACACATGAAGTTAAGCGTAAACAACTTGCACTGGTATCACTCCCGGCAGAGGCAAAGACAGGTGTCAACGACGAGATTGGAAAGTTACTATCTGAGCGAGCCAAACTCGACAAGTTAATCAAGAAGTTTGACGCTGTGTCTCTGGACTAAATGGTTTCAGCTACGGCTTCGCGTCTGGTGACGGAGTATGGATCAGACACAGATTACAAGTTTGCCGGCGCTGTGCAAGTCAAGACTGCCACAACATTAACAACTACTTTTGCTTCAGTTATGAGGTATGAGCCTTGGACTAATGTTGGTGCAAAAGAGTTGTTGAAGCATCATCCGGTAGGGGTGTGGAAGGAATTGTCTGTCAGACTCGCTCCTCGCCCTGGGATTTATGGCCGAATGTGCACTTTTTACGGTGGTTGGGCGGCGTCTGGCGTTGTCACGCCCACCACTGTGGAAGAGATGGTTGCGCTGCATGGAGCCATAGATGTCACATATGGTGGTACAGGTGACCCTGGCACTGTCAAGGTGCAGATTCCTTGTGAGTTTGACGACACGATGAAAGATTTGTTAAAGGGCCCGGATAATGAGAATGCACGACCGGTTTTCTTTTTCGCATTTACAGAGACGGACGTCGTGGACAAACCCGCAAACACAGACCGTTTTATGCTGACGTTTAAGGGTAAGTACACTTTGCATGGTCGGTATTAGGTGCAACCACGTTTGGTCATTCTCTCTATTTTGCTATTGCAACGTCTTTAATTTGCTTTTGCAAAGTCATATTCATTGAACGTTCATTGTTTGCTTTTATCGATCAATTTATTTCATTTACATAATCTTTACATTTTACAGAGCAAGTTGACGAGATGCCACCGTTTTTCTTGGAAAAATTGGGTATTAAGTTAGCCAAATTTGAAGATGTCAAGGACTTGCCGGTAGTTCCCATGGTTGCCGAAATAGCAACGCCGAAACTTTCTTTCATTTCTGCGCTTGGATTTGAAATTTTGGATCATGATTCCATTGCTTCTTATGACCCCACGGATACTGATGTTAGGATGAAGGTATTTCAATCTTTTTCCCGTATGGGCATGTATATTCAGGATACTAGGACTTTGACTGTCGCTAGATTTCAGGTCACTGATGACAACGATTTGTTATGTATCGTCCCTACAGTAAATTTATTGTGTCCTAAGTTGCATGTTGAGGACAATTCTCCGCTTGGAGACAACAAATGCAATCACGATGATGTTGCATGTAAGGATGTGCATGTCTCAGACAATACTATCGTCATTGAACCTGTTGATTGCGTATCTAGCAATCGAGCGGATGCTATGTTCATGATTAAGCATAAGAGACTGCATTTTGTCAGGGGTAAGGATTGGGTACCATTGGGTAATCTCTTACAGTTGCCTGATGGGTACTATACATTGAATCAAAACAATTTTTAATTTATTTCTTTACGTGTTTTGCCTTCACGTTTAGTTTAAAGGCCAGCAGTTTAGCGATAAGCGTTTGCTGTTGAAAAGTGTTGTGACACTTAAATCACATTGGTAATAATACTCTCGAT